GGCCATTGCCCCCCCCCCCCTGCAAGGCACAGTGCGATACCGCGAGGTGATACCACAATGCCATTTTGGGAGGGACTATAACGACCGAGGATGATAGGACGTGTAACCATATTACAAGAGTAGGATAATAACGACAATCAATAACACAGTGAGTGAGCAGGCACGGCGGCGGGGACGGATGTCACCACGGATGTAGGACTTTGTGGAAGTTCTGGATGGTGACGGGAGTGGACGCTTGATGTCGTAGGGATCGATGCGCTCCAGCCGTCGTGGGTCGTGGTTCTTTTTCTTCTGATGCTTCATTCGCGGTTAGACTGGGTGGCGGACCATTTGAGGTTAGAGAAATGATTATTGGTGCGGTTGCCATCGATGTGGATGACGTGGGGAAGGTTGTCGGGGTTAGGGACAAAGGCTTCTGCCACGAGGCGATGCACCTTGAAGTTCTTACCAGCGAGACGGACATGGCGATAGCCTTTGCCGTTGAAGGATGCTATCTCCTTGCCTACTCCCAGTGGCAGAACCACTGGGCACTCTGATCCAGCACCAGGACCCGCTGGAGAACCAGCGGGCACCGTGGCTGTTGGCGCTGAGAGGACACGGCCATCCTGCGTTATGAAGTAGGAGGTGCGGCCATGCTGAAAGAAAAGGACAGGACTGCTTTTCATTATTTTGTGCCGGTATGTCCGTAACCGCCATCGCCACGTTCGGTATCGTCGAGGACTGTCACGGGGTTCCACTCTGCCTGTTCGCAGGATGCGATAACCAGTTGGGCGATGCGTTCGCCATCGGTAATCTCGAAGGGGATGTTGCTGAGATTGATGAGCAACACACCAATTTCGCCACGGTAGTCGGCATCGATGGTACCTGGTGCATTGAGCACGGTGACACCATGTTTCAGGGCGAGTCCTGAGCGTGGGCGCACCTGAGCCTCGTAGCCTGCGGGGAGTGCGATATGCAGGCCGGTGGGGACTAATACACGCTCCATGGGTTGCAGAACGATAGGCTCTGTGAGGTTAGCACGAAGATCCATGCCTGCAGACTGAGCTGTGGCATATTCGGGGAGCGCGTGGAGGGAGTCGTTGATGATATCTATTTTCATTATTCTTCGAGTTTCATTGGCATACACAATTCGGTGAGGACGGAGTTTTCCGCATCCTCTTTAATCAGCATAGCATGAGCAGGGTCAGAGAGTTCGATACGCACATTGTCGGTACTGATGTTATCCAGCAGTTTCAGGAGTGTAACCGCCTTGAAGCCGATGGCGAAAGCGTCTGGCAGCGTCAGCGGCTTATCCACCTCGGCGAGTGTCAGGTTCTCAGAGGCTGACTTCGAGAAATCGATGTCGGCAGCGGAGAGGTTGACAAACATACCATCCTTAGAGAGCTTGACCATGTTAGAGGCATCGGAGGCCATCAGCTGCACACGTTTGAGGGCACCGAGAAGTGAGGCCACCGGCAGTATCACATGATAAGGGTTGCTCTTTGGAATGACGCTGTTGTAGTTGGGATATTTCTTTTCGATGTCACGAATGGTGAAAGAGATATCGCCAGCACGGAGGCATACATGCTTACCGTCGTACAGCACTTCGATAGCTTCTACGCCGAGGAATGGTGTCTGGAGTGATCCTACGATGGTGTTAGGAATGAGGATGACCGTCTTTTCGCCTGACAGGAACGGCGCACCATGGAAATACTCATACTTATAGAGGCTATGGCCGTCGGTACCCACAAAGATAACCTGTTCATCTTTCACGTCGAGGGCTACTGCAGACATCTGCGGACGCAGGGTGTCATCGACAGCCGTACAGCCGTTGGCAGCCTTGACAGCAGGGAAAAATATATTGGCAGGAACGGTGAAAGCCGTTTTAGGTGTGGCCACATCAGCCACCTTGGGATATTCTGCAGAGTCTTCGATAGGTACAGACACCTGTCCGCTCTGATAGATGACACGAGCGATATGTGCGGTCATGTCGATATCGAACGTCACGGGCTGTTCAGGCAGAGAGCCAAGTAGCGGGATGATGTCGGCAGCAGGCAGGCAGAACGGATGGAATGTGTCGCCAGCATCCATGAGGATGCCCACCGGCATGGTTAGGGCATTCTCCAGTGACGAGCCAGTGATGAAAAACTTATCGTCCACCTGCGTAAAGAGGTGGCTGGTCAAGATGGGAAGGCTGCATTTGCGTTGGATGACTGCGCCGGTGGCCTTCAGAACGCGGAGCAGTTCGCGGGATGATACGTTGAATTTCATTGTTAATGCTTTTTTAGGGACCCAGCCGAGAACGGCTGGGCACAGGGGTTAGAATGGGAGGTCGTCGTTGGCTTCGCCACCGCCAAACGGGTCATATTCAGAAGAGGCAGGCTGAGTGTAGCCGGCTACACCCTGAGCGACAGGTGCGGAGCTGTTACGTGGCTGCTGCGTGTTCTGGTCTTCCACCAGGTAGGAGTCGCCCATCTGATAGGGAACCAGCATAGAGATAGCGCGTGAGAGGTCGGTTCCCTGAGTATCGGACTGGTCTTTCCATTCAGGATGATCAGCGATGACACGCGCTTTGAGAGCCGCACGGATTTTATTACGTTTCTCTTCGGGCAGTGTGTATGCCACCTGATAGGCAGGGACGTTATAAAGTGTAATCTCTTCACCCTTACGCATAAGCGACTGCTTGACCGCATCAATGTACTTGCCATTGCAAGAGCGCTGGAGGAAGTTCAGGAATGCACGGAAGCCGGAGGCGTTGCGCTTACCCTCATCGCGAGTGTCCTGTTGTATCTCTATGCCATTGATGCCAGCAGGGATGAAGATGCCAGGAATGGGTTTACCACCCTCTGTGAGCGTGAGGTTTAAAAACCTTGCACCGATAAAGGTGCCGATGTCGATAGAAAATCTGTAACGTGCCATAATTTTACTTTTAAGTTAATTTTTTATTGTTATTACGTTGTTTTCTTAGTGAGACCCAGCCGAGAACGGCTGGGCACAGGGGTTAGAATGGGAGGTCGTCGTTGGCTTCGCCACCGCCAAACGGGTCATATTCAGAAGAGGCAGGCTGAGTGTAGCCGGCTACACCCTGAGCGACAGGTGCGGAGCTGTTACGTGGCTGCTGCGTGTTCTGGTCTTCCACCAGGTAGGAGTCGCCCATCTGATAGGGAACCAGCATAGAGATAGCGCGTGAGAGGTCGGTTCCCTGAGTATCGGACTGGTCTTTCCATTCAGGATGATCAGCGATGACACGCGCTTTGAGAGCCGCACGGATTTTATTACGTTTCTCTTCGGGCAGTGTGTATGCCACCTGATAGGCAGGGACGTTATAAAGTGTAATCTCTTCACCCTTACGCATAAGCGACTGCTTGACCGCATCAATGTACTTGCCATTGCAAGAGCGCTGGAGGAAGTTCAGGAATGCACGGAAGCCGGAGGCGTTGCGCTTACCCTCATCGCGAGTGTCCTGTTGTATCTCTATGCCATTGATGCCAGCAGGGATGAAGATGCCAGGAATGGGTTTACCACCCTCTGTGAGCGTGAGGTTTAAAAACCTTGCACCGATAAAGGTGCCGATGTCGATAGAAAATCTGTAACGTGCCATAATTTTACTTTTAAGTTAATTTTTTATTGTTATTACGTTGTTTTCTTAGTGAGACCCAGCCGAGAACGGCTGGGCACAGGGACTTAGAAGGGGAGGTCATCTTCGGGCGGTGCGGTAGAGGCAGGTGTGGCGGATGCTGCTGTTGGCGTGGCAGGAGCAGCGCCAGAAGCCCTTTTGCGCTGACGGCCATCGAGGTAAGAGCGCCAGCGCTGCTGTTCCTCTTCGGTGAGTGCAACCACGTTGCCGTTGTCGTCGGTGATTGGTGCTGGATCGGGCTGTGCCAGAAATGCCTCGTAAGCCTTCATCAGTTCATCGTTGTTAGCGGGTATGGTATCTTTGCCGGAGCGATAGAAATATACCGCATGTTCGGTGCGTACCAATTCGCGGATCTGCTTTGGTGCAATGGTGGCATCCTCTTCCCACTCACGGCCCTCGAAGTAACGGCGCGTACACCAAGCCTGGTGTGCGAAGTAGTTGGTCTGTTCAGCCTTTTTGAGCACCTTACCATCCGCTTTCTTGAAGAGTTGTGGCGGGTTCATCAGAATGCCGGCAGTCTCGCAGTAGTCGAGGATGCGGCGCTTGAAAGCCTTGGGCGAGAATGAGTCCGTCTTGTTTTTCGATGCCTCGGCAAAGTCGGACTTGTATTCTTCCAGCATGGAGTCGAGATCGACGGGAACACCATAGACATGTTCCTGAGCGAAGAACACACGAGCGAAACGCAGGAATGCTTCGCCAAGCGACTGCGTAAGAGTACGCTGTTCCATGTACTTCTTCTGAGCATCTACCTTCTCATCGTAGCGCATGACAAACTGCACGGCGAGGGCGCATATCATAGCAATCTGATTGCGAGAGGTAGCAGAGAGTTTTTCAGGAGAAACGGCGTTGAAGTCCGGCATGATGTCGGAGATATAGCGAGCCGCTTTGTTCTTCATTATGTTCTGACCACAGAAGCGGTGCGAGAAACCACCGAGACAGACACGGCGCATGGTAGAGTCGTCGAGGTCGTGAAGCGGATAGTTAGACGTGACTACATGGCCTGGACCCTCAGACAATGGGATAGTGATACGATCCTTATACATATAGCGCACGGAGAAGTCGCCGGTGGTGAGGTTGTAGAGCTTACCAAAATCGAGTGAGGCATCCACATCCTCCCAATGGACGATGCGGTGCTTGTGATGCTGGTATTCGGCGAGGTTAGCCGAGAACTCCTTATTACTAATAAGGTCGCGTCCGTTGATGTTCAGGATATGCGCTGCACAGCCGGCAAAGATACGCACGAATGTAGATTTACCTGAGCCACCTTCAGCACGGTTGGCTGCAGACACCACGTTTTCGATGAGATAACTGATGCAGTTGGACTTGCTATCACGGTAGCGCCAGAGCATACGTCCCAGGCAGAATATCAGGTTAGCAAAACGACAATCCAGTTCCATCTGTTCCTCAGACGAGAACTGCTTACCATCGTGAATCAGGCGCTGTTCCTGTTCCCACTCCTCATTCGCAAAGCCACGAATGACGCGGAGCGTGGGCCACATTTCATCCTCATGCTTACCCTTCCAATCGACGAGCCAGCGATGCGACTGTGCCCATAGCGCCAGGTCGTTCTTATCCTGCTCCAACTGAGACAGCGTATAGAGCGGTTTGCCGTTGTCATCCTTTTCAGCCTCCTTATTCTGGATAGCCTCTAAGCGGCGGCGATATTCGGGGTTTTCGGAAATCTCGAAAGGCAGGTCTTTAAGCGGTGTGATGTTCCAATGCAGTTTCTCGCCACGTTCCACGTTGAAGTCTATTTGGTCATAGGGAAGCAAAGTTATCTCGTTGTCGGTGATGCGGAGGGCACCATTCTCGTAGAAGAAATGTTCAATGTGGCGACCATAGCCCTCGTTGTAGTTCATCTTGACGGCAGGCAGCGAGGCTATCGTCTTCTCGTTGATCTCCTTATTCGCACGGAGCACAGACTGCACCATCAGCTCGTATTCGTCAGGAAGTCCAGGGCGAGCGTCGTTGAGTTGACGTGCATACGCCTTCAGGTGTTCGATGGTGGCCTGCACCATAGACTGCGGTTCCAGTTCGTCGGCAAACGGGCCATCGATATGCACATAACGTCCTATCTTATCCGGCTCATCGGGTCGCACGTCGCGAGCATAGCCCGCACTGGCCATAAACTCCCAGAGCGTAGCCGGATTGATGGTATAGTACACCTCTTTCACCATGCCATTTTTATCCCTTTTCTCTTTTCGCTCGAAGGGGTCGCTGCTGAGAGCCGACGTGATACATGATGAGAAGAGGCGGTTGATGTCCTCATCGTTCTGGAACGCCTCACGCGGCAGCATGTGGTAAGCCAGGAAGAAGTCGCGTACCGTCTGTGAGGGGTGACAGAAGAGACGGGGGAAATAAAGGTGTGCCCTATCCGTCATTGTCTCTGGCAGTTGGGCACGTAGCACGTCACGATAGCGGCAGCTGATGTCACGGGCACGGAGTGTCTGTTTGGTGTCAGAAGCGAAGAGCGTGTAGATGTTATCCGCAAAGCGGTGCATCTTATTATAATGAATATTCGAGAAAGGCACATCGCCATAAGGGAAGCACACATGATACCAACGGTTGCCGAACTGTTTGGGATATGTGTGTCGCAGTGCCTTCAGGTGGTAGTAGGTAGCAATGGCATCCTGAGCCGAGGTGCAATAGATGACAGCACGAGCCTTGATGTCCTTATCGCGGATGGGCACGTCTATTAGCTCCATTTTCGGGTTGCCGTTCTTATCGGAAGACTCCTGCCATTCCTGTTTTACCTCAGTCACCCGTTCCTCTGGGTCGAGTTCCTGAATGGCCTTGCGTACACCCGTCGTGTCGGATGTGCGCAGTTCGACAGCCCGTAAGAACACCTTATCGCCCGCCAGCCAACGGCTTACCTTGGTGGTGGTATGCTCCTCGGTTGTAGAGAACACCATAGGAGGCTGTTCCTCGATGGCCGGACGGAAGATAGAGCCACAATCCTCGTTCTCATCATCTGCGAGGGCGACAAAGATAGGGTTCCAAGGCGTAGATACCAGCACCTCAGACTGAGGTTCGCCCTGGCGAGAGACAGCAGGCAGCGTCACCTTACCAACCGCATAAACGTGGAAGTCCTTTTGAATCATGGACGGGTGGAAATGCCAGTCAGCCTCTTTGTTGGCCGTATCGAAACCATACTGTTCGATGCCATCGCGTGAGAGCCATGTGGTGCATCCGAGTGCTGCGAGATCCTGCGGTGTAAAGTCCGTCTTAGGCTCGAACGTCAGCACCTCTTGTGGTCGCACGGCAGTCTCGCGGTAGTCACGAGCCAGCAGCTGTGGCCACTTCTCTTTGATTTCCTCACGGGTATGTCCCATCTTCTCGGCCAATCCGAGGCAGGCATGTCGCAGGTCCTCTCCCACACAGATGAATGTCTGCGGAGCGTGTGCATCCTTACGCCACCAATAGCCCAGCCCCATCATTGCAGCATACAGTTCGATGGCTCCATAGCCACCCCGTCGCGTCTTGGTACAGAACCAATATTCGACAGGTTTACCATAGAGACCACCACGACGGCGGTGGTAGATGATGAAATGCGGGGTGCTTTTCCCGCCGGCAGAACCAGCGGACGCACTGGCATTACCCTTACAGAACGGACACCAACATGCCGTCTGTCCCTCTTCTGTCTGCTGGTCGGCAGGTTGTATGAGGAGGTTCAGCGGTAATGCTGCAAGTTCGTCTATGAGTGGGTCGTAGACCATACCAAATATTATGCAGGGTCAGGGAGAAGAGAGAAGCACTGCCATACAGACCAGGAGGTGCGGAGGCAGTCGTAAACGGCATTATGGACGTTGCCATCGCCCGTATATTTAGGCAGGGCCTCGTAGATCTTAGCATGGTCGGCCAATGCCTCTTCGTTGGCAGCGAAATGGCTACCTATCTCGGCAATGAATGTACGAGCATCGCGATAGTTATGGTACGGCACAGGGAAGCGCTCTTCGAGGTTGTAGGTGCGCAGTATGGTGCGCAAAACGCTGATGTCGAAGTCGGAGCCTTGTGCCCAGAGGCAGAGCATGTCAGACTGTGTGGCCGTTTTCACCTCGTTGAGCCATTCGATGAAGTTAGCGAACACCTCCTGCAGCGGATAGCAATCGCCAGAGAGCACTTCGGCCTTTACCTCTTCCGGCTTTTCAGCCCACCACTTCACGGTAGATGGTGAGAAGTCGAACCCGTCGGCTACGCAAGAGCGGATATCCACCTTGCACTCGAACGGCGGGATATTGATGGGAAACAACTCGTCAGCAGAGGACGCATGACGATTGAAAACAACAGCAGCTATCTGTACGATGGCAGCATTAGAAGCCAGCGATAGGCTTTCAAGGTCGAATATAATATCAATCAGTTTCATATTTTTGCTTTTAGTACCCAGCCGAGAACGGCTGGGACGGTTGCTATACGTTTAGGAACTTATCAATGGTGAGCCAATGGACTGAGCATGGATGATGACGATGGAACGCTGCATCGATGAGTATGCGCATATCGTCCAGGCTGCAGAAGTGGTAGTTTGGTTCACAGAGTTTCACTGCCATGCGCCAATACCCCTTACCATTACGTTTGATAGTGTCATGCTCTTCGGTGATGACCACCTGACGAGCGATACCATTACCATTGCCGATGAGAAAACGGAACACATCAGATAGCAGACGATGCGAGGCACCGCGAAAGAGGAAGAAGAGTTGGTCTTCATCGGGTCCTCGAAAGTCTGTTGTAGCCGCTATAAGAAGATGTCTGCGACGGTCTTTCAGCGGTCTTCCTGGTTTTCTTCGACATGGCTGTCTCATTATGTTTCGCTTAGAGCTGCAGCCTCACGTTCAAACTCCTGTAAGATGGTAAGTATTCCCACCTTTTCGTAGTCCGCCCAATCATCGTTGGAGAACTTATTGATAACGGAGTTGGAACCCATACCGAGTGTGTTCATGTGTTCCATGAACAGTTTTTTCATACCGATGGTCATGCCGAGCATACGGTAGAACACGCCTTTGCCACTAACCATGTCATCGGATGTAGGCTGCGACATATCCAGGTTAGGCGGAAAAATCTCCTCCTGATGTTGAGAGAGGAAGTCGCGTTTGATCTGGTCGATGCCTTTCAATTCCCATTCTTTGAATCCAAATCGGAAGAAACGGTTGTAGGCCAGTCCCCACTTCATTTCATGGCGAAGCATGACCTCTGCCAACAGTTTTTTCTGATTTGGAGTCAGATCATCACACTGGAGGTGTACCTCTGGCTGTTGTAACTTCTCAATAATCATGTTGATATATAAAAATATTTTTGTAATTTTGTGCAAAGATATGAATTTTAATTTGAAAAATCAAAGATTATATTAGTTTTTGTTGGAAATTTAACATTTAGATAAAATTTAATGTCAGATTTTGGCGTTTAATAATTAAAGATGATATAAGGTGGAAACTATGCGATATACAACCTTTATTGTTAAATATATATAAATAATTAGTTATGGACTACAGTTTCAATTATGGTTTTCTGCGAGAGTTCAAAGAGGCCAACAAGTTATCGAAGAAAGACCTGTTAGAGGCGTTAGGGAGTTCAGATTATACTGGCATTAACCGTTGGCTGGATGGGAAGACCCCCATCCATGTCACGGCTATGCTAAGGTTGTGTAACTACTATAACATACCGATGAGCGGTTTCTTCTTCGACGGTGACGGTAAGAGTACGCTGACTATCGAAAGACCCACTGAAGACAGTCAGACCATGCCAACGGACGGTTACGGCATCGGCAATGGTGCCAAAAAGAGTATCATCGAGACACAAGTCAGGGAGCGCCAGGTGAGCAGCAGGGCACAGGCAGCAGCGATGACGGCAGGACTGGAACGCAAAGAACAGCTGTTGAAGATGCGCGATGCCGAGGAGGAAGCGGCGGCAAAGGATCGGGATATTACACAGCCGAAAACGGCTGGGAGTGGTGGCGGGGAAACCGCTGGGCACACGGACAGACCCATTGAGGCAGTCGGAGGGGAGTGCGAGAGTGAAACTATACTGCGATTGCGGTTGGAGCACACAAAGGAGATTATCAAACTGGAGCGTGAGCACCATGAGCGCGAGGACCACATCAGGCGAGACTGTCAAGCAAGATTTGATGCGGAGCGCAATCGGCTAATGGATATCATTGAGCGGCAGAATGCCGAGTTGACGAAGTTCTACCAACGGAGCCAGCGTGGTTCGTTCATGTCAGGAATAGCTGCTGACGACGGGCCAGAAGAGACGTAGGAAAAACCGCCTGCTGTGTCATCGCGACAGGGCAGGCGGAAACCTTAAAATCTAATACCATGAATTACATTCGATATTTAACCTTATGTCACAAAGTCACACTTGACTATGTTTCGGTCCAAACTACTAATCTACTAAAACAAATCATTACTTAATAACTATTTTTAATCGTATGAGGTCTAATTGTTGCGCTGACGTTTGGCGGCATTCATGTTACAGATGAAATTGCCCTCTGTGGTGGGGTGCAATCCCTCTGCATGGCATGGGTACTCAGTACCGATGAAAAATGTCTCTCCATAAAGGAAGAACTGCGGCGTGACATTGAGCGTGACGCTGCGACCTGTGGTGGATGGACGCATATCGAGCATCGCTATGAGCGGATAGATCTCGACAACGGGAAGTGCCTGGCGGTCTTTCTCAGCACGGATGGCTTTGCGGAGCCATTGAGGGCAGTCGGGCGCATTCTTGCCACTGGCAGCAGCACGAGCACGAGCAGCTGCTGTACGACCGGCGGCACGTCCCTGGGGGAAACGGCTACCCGATGGAGAAGCATCGGGCACGGTGGCGGCTTCGTCGCCATAGAAATGGAGGAAGGTGACGAATGTATAGCGAGACATCAGTTGATCGAGCGCCTTCATGTCGGCCTCACGGTCATCAGTCCGTTTCAGTTTGGCAATGGCAGCCCACTGGTCAAAGGTCTTCAGCTGTTTAGCATCCTTCCAGGCGAGGTGTTCCTTGGAGTATGTCTTATCCCATGTGTCGGAGGGATGGAAGCGGTCATCAGGCATGACGAGCACATCAGAACGATACATGCAGTTAGGTTCGTAGAGGTCGGTGCCCTCGGCATCCGTAATTTTCTTACGCCACACTTTGAGGTCGGGCGTGTGGTCGAAAATGAGGTAATCTACCCCACCCTCGAAGTATTGTACTGGGGCTTCGTAGCTGGAAGCGCCATACTTACGGGCATAGTCATCGGCACGGGATGCTGCACGGATAATGCAGTCCCAATATTTTTGGAGCTGCTTGCCGATGGTGCTATACATGTCGCACTGGTAATAATGTTTGATTTTAGACATCATCTTAGTTTTTAGGTCCAGCGATTATATCGCAGGAGGGAGTGGAACGAGATTATTTTATCGATTTCGGGGGCAAAGTTACATAAAATATTAGGGAAAAACTGATTTTATATTTGGGATTTTCATAAAAATTACAAAATAAACCTTAGTTTTAATTTGTAATTATAAAATTATTTGTACCTTTGCCAAAGATAAACTATAATTTTTACGGTCATGGGTCATAAAAAGAAAGACGTTTTTGAGGAAGCCAAAGAAGAGGGCGCGTCGCTGGAGGATTTCGTTATTCCCCAAAAGATAGATGCGTTCGTAGATGCCTTCCAACCAGTAGAGGGAGAATCGGCAGCGACCTTGTTTTTCGACGAGACGAAGTTGCGCACATTCTTCAAGGCATATCCCACGAAGTTGGGCGATCCTCTGACGATATACCTGAGCAGACTTGAAGATAAGGGCTTTGTGATGAAGGTTGGCATGATGAATGAGCCTGCCATCTTTGTGACGGAGCGAGCTGTGGGTGGCATGACACTCATTGACTCTATATAATATATAATAAGGTGTAGAGACCCAGCCAAGAACGGCTGGGCACAGTAACGAAGACAGATGGTAGTACACAGATTTATGAGCGCAGAAGAGTGGCGACGGCTGCAAGCCGGTCAGCTGCTGGTAAACGAGAGTAAGCATAGAGGCTTTCGTTCTGAGAGTCGCGGTTTTTGTTTTACGACTGATGATCCGAAAGAGGCCATCCATTACCTGAGTGGCAATGTAGATACTGATGTCTGTGTAACGATGGAGGTGCCGGAGGGAATGCTTCGCAAGACGAAGGCCATCTATCGGGACCATAAGAGTGATAAGGAGATTGACTTATTGCCTACCAGTCTGGATGAAGTTCCCCATATCACGAAAACGGAATATTGTTGTACCCGCTATTCATTGGCCAAGGTGAAGGTGATTGCATCGACCACCGAATTTTCAATGGTGCCTGGCATCAAGGAAACAGCCGCTATGATGCGGGCGCTGGGGTATAAAAGAAATAGATAAAGCATATAAGGATGGCGATGCAATCGCCTGACAAAGAACGAAGCAAAAAGATGACACTGAAAGAAGCATACGAAAAATGGGGTAAGCAGAAACAGAGGCAGACGCTATATATCAAGACGCGCGGTGCCTTTATGCAGGTGTGGAGGAAGTTGGACTTTGACACTCCCTGCAAAATGCTGACGCTATCGGTGTTGACAGAGGCGATGAAAAAGCGTGGCCCTGTGTTCGTGGAGGATAAGACACGCGCTGCCAGTGTGATGGTGCATGTACTGAACTTTGCGCATGATGAAGCGCCAGAGGAATGCCCGATGCCGACGTTTGACTACAGAGCCATCCTGGATGGTGCAGAGGCAATGTCTCTGCCTACGGAAAAGGAGCAGAAAGAACGGAAAGCGTTAAAATTGGAACGGAAAGAGCCGAAATTGGAACGAAAAGTGTTAAAATCAGAACAAAATACGCCAGTTATGGAACAAAGGAAGCAAACACGGGTGACTCCGAAAAAGCCCTATCAGGGTGAGCGAGACACGTTAGGAAGAAGTAAGAACCGAGCCAAGCGCAAGGTGGCACAAATAGACCCCTCGACGCTGAAGGTTGTCAGGGTGTGGGAGTCGATGGGTGCAGCCGAACATGGGCTGGGCATTAAGAACATCAGCAGGGCCATCGATAAGAAACGGTTGGCTGGTGGTTTCTACTGGTGTGATGAGAAAGATCTTTCCTCTTTTGAACCACGAGAGAGCCGACAGGGAAGAAAAGGCTTAGTGCCTAAAATACCCGCTGGAGAAACAGCGGACACAGTGGAGAGACCCAGCGGAGATACGCTGGGAGTAGTGGAAGAACCCAGCCAAGAACGGCAGGGCACAGTGGCGGAAGAAGAGGAGCAAGAGGAAAACAACCATGCCCCTGCTGAAGAGGAACTGAATGAGCATATAGAAAGAGGCATAGATGACTTTATCGGTGGCTTTGGTCATGGCCAAGTGCAACCAGGAAAGACCGCTGTGCCAACTACTCTTGAATACTTCACGGATAAGGAGCTGATAGACGAGATACAGAGGCGTGGCTGGCGAGGCGGCGTGGTACTGACTATTGATAATGTAGAAGTAAAAATTCTGTGTATTGATAAAAGTACTAACAAAGTTTAAATACTTTCAAAGTACGCCT